TGTAATTATTAGTATTAATATAATTTAATAATATTTTATATACATTGCTATCTAAAAATGTTATATCAAAAAATTGTTTTCCAAATACAGATATTTTATATGTATTTTTATGAATTGCTCTTTTAATTTTAATATATTTAAATCCAGATTTCTTTATTTCTTTCGCTAATATCATAGAATCTTCTATCGGATTTTCAGAAAAACAATCATAATCATTTATAGTATATTCTTTATAAAATTTATATTTTTTTGGTAGTATTAGATTAATAACAAAACCTCCATACAATATTAATTTTTTCTTTATAATAAATTTAGATATTAATTCTATTACATTATTAAATTCATTATATAATTGTTTTAATTTTTTATGTTCTATTTCCTTTATTATTTTATTTATAGAAGTATTATTGTTAGACATACAATCTAATTAAATCATATATATTATTTTTTTTTTTGATTTTTATAATAAAATTTTTGTTCTAACATATTGCGTTTTAGATAAACTTTTTTTCCGCTTTTATTCATATAAAATTTACCATCTTTAGGACCAGTGTAAACATTTACATTTCCTCCCATAATATTTATTTTTTCGTATTTATCTACCATATTCTATATATATATAATAAAATTATTTTTTAATATCTTCAAATTCTTTATATATAAATTTAGGCATTATACTTCCTACTTGTGTATGTTCAATAGCTTCTTTCAAATCTGTTCCAGGCGAATTTAAATATAAAGGATTTACAACTTGTTTTGTACCATAAGAACAAACATTAGGTCTATATTCCATAGGTCCTCTATAATGTTGTTTATATGTAATAGGATCGTATATTCTATCATTTGAAATATCTGTTCGAATATTATTAGGGTTGTTTCCTAAATTTACTATTGGATTAGTAATATTATATGGGTCATACTCTAAATTTGATGTTGAATGCCCTGATAAATCAGATGGATTAAAAATATTTGATGTATTATTTTCATTTTTATTAGCATCATTTACTTTATAAGGATATGACATATTTTTATCGTGCATTATAATATTAATATTAAATACTGGTTCACTATTTTTAATTATATCTGAAATATGTTTATCACTATTTAATTTTGTATCATCATTATTTGAAGCATTTGCATTATTTTTTGATGCATCAGTTGATAATGCGAAAGGAGTTGTTAGTGCATTTCTTTTAATTAATTCTCGCTTTTTTAATTCATTCGCAATTAATCTTAGTTCATATAATATAAAATTTTTATCGAATATTTCTAATAATTTTTCATCACTTAATATATATTCTCTTAAAATATCTCTTTCAAAATTAAAATAATTATCATGCATTAGCATTGCTTTAAACAAATAATCATTAAATTGTAAATGAATATAACATTGTTTTAATGGAATTTTCATTTTATCGTGGGGATATTTATTAAAGAAGTCTTTATAGATTTTTAATAAATAATCAATAACATTTTTTTCAGATATATTTGAAATAAGAGTTGGATCTATATAATTTGATTGCATTTTTACTATCATTTTATATTCTGTTGAATTATACAATTTTAATTTTAATTTTTCTTCATCACTATTTTTTTCATAAAAATCTTGTACATTAACTATTAATTCTTTTGGTTTAGGATGTCTATCTAATATATTTTTATAAATATCAATAATAGCATATTCGTTTATTGTTTTTTCTGCAATATATCTAGGATCATCTTTGTATTGTTCGTTTATAAAAGGTAAGTAATTATCATCAATAGGTTCTAGTATAGATTTATAACTATCATCATTACTTTGTCTATAATTTGTACTTTCTGTGCTAAAATACATTTCGTCATTTGACACACCCTTATTATTATATATTTCTGTATTGAAATATTCGTCTGTTTTTGTATTATGAGTTTTTACATCTGTCGATCTTAAAAATGTATTATCAAATCCTCGTCTCAAAATCTTATCTATATTAACATCTGAAAAAATTGTTTTTGTTTCAACTATTTTATGTTTATAATAAGGTTGAAATATATCATTATTTTCGCCAACTATAATATATGTATCATATGTAAAAACATTATTATTTTTCATCTCATTAAATTCATTTTTAGTAAAAATATAAATATCTTCTCCATCAATTGGAGTAAATATTTTATTTTTCATTTTATTTTCAAGTTCTCTCTTAATATTTTCATTTTTAATTTCAGTATAATATTTTTTAACATGTGGTTCCGGTTGTGGTCCTAAATTTTTCCACATTAATCCTACGTCTTTATCATCTGTAGATGAATTATAAGGTTTAAAATATCTACCATCTATATCAACATAACTATTATATGATAATATATTGTTAATATTTGCAGAATCCAATTCATCTATGCTAATAATAACAGGAGATACCCATTTATAATTTAGTAATATATAAATTTTTTCATTGCTTATTTTATCTCCATCAGGTTCTTCATTACCTAAATATAACCACTTTAAACCTATTCTATCATTTGAAATAAAATTTTCTATAGAATTTTCAAATAATATTTTTTGTATTTCCTTATTAAAATATATTATAAATATAATAATACTAGTAATTATTAATATTACTAATAGATATTTAAATATTTCCATTACTATATCTATATTAAATAGAAATAAAAAAGCATAATAATACTTATTAAATTATGTGCATAATTTTTATATTCTAAATCTTCTAGATATCAAAGTATATATTCCATATTTAAGATTACTATTATTTACTAATTCATATCTTTGTTTTTTGTCAATATTTTGACGAATTAACATTAAATCCATAGTATCTATCGAAATATCTTTATTATAACTAAAATCATATGATTTTTTCATAATATAATAACTCATAGTATCTTGAAGTTTAGGTATTTGCGAGGATATTTTATAAGGTTTATTATCAAAACCATAAATACACAATGGTTTATTTATAAATTTATTAATTCTATTATAATTCCTAGAATATATAATATTAATATCATTAATATCATTAATATCATTAATATCATTAATATTATTAATATCAATAATATCATTAATATTATTAATATCATTAATATTATTAATATCTGAATAATAATCTATTTTCATAATAATTTCTTGTGGAAAATATCTAGAATATTATTCTATATATATATACATAAATAAATATATAATTATGTTATTAGAGTTATAAGAATTTAATAATTTGCTTAATATGATTTTTAAATTTAATATAAATCTACATCATAACATAATTGCTATATCTATGATAGTATTCTTAATTTTAAATTTTTTAGAAAATATTATACATTTTAGTATTGGAAGAAATATAAATGATATAAATTCTACATATATTTCAATTAAAATACCTGAATTTTACGATATAATAAAAATAATATTTATTATGTTTATGTTTTCTATACTTCAAGCATTACTTACATATTATGGTCTAAAATATTTATGATATATATAAAGATTTAGTTTATATATATAATATAATATGAATAATATTAATAATAAAAATCAAAAGAAAAGAAAATTATGTGATATGTCAAGCGAAGAAGAGAATATTTTAGAAAATTCTACAGATATGATTTATAGCACTTATAATCATTTATATTTTTCTGGAGATATTACTGCTAAAACGTCATTTATATTATGTAAAAATCTTCGTATCTTAGAAAATTCTCTTAAAATGGATGCAATTGATAAAAATATTAAACAAGAGATATATCTTCATATTACAACAGATGGTGGATGTATATCATCGGCATTTTCTATTATTGATTGTATGGAAGGGTTAAGTATTCCAGTTAATACAGTAATTGATGGAAGTGTATCATCTGCAGGTACTTTAATTAGTATTCATGGTAAACAAAGATATATTTGTAAAAATTCATATGTTCTTATTCATGAATTACGTTCAGGATGTTGGGGTAAATTAGCATATATTGACGATACTTATAAAAATTGTATAAAAATTCAAGAACATATTAATAATTTTTATCTTACTAAAACAAATATAAATAAGAAAATGCTAAAAGATCTTCTTATTAAGGATCTTCAATTTAATGCAGAAGAATGTATTAAAATGGGAGTTGCTGATAAAATATATGATGGTTCATAATATTATATTCTTTTTATATATTAGATTTATTACATTAATATATTATGGACGGATTATATAAAAAAGAAATTTATATTCATATGATTATAATATTTGTAACTTTTTTGTATACATTATTTATTGGAATATATATTCTGTTTAATGATGATTATAATATATTTATCAGAATAATTTCAATATTTATTATTGCTATTATAATATATTTATCATCTAAAAAAGAAACATTTCTTCCATTTTTGGGATTAACATTTATACCTTATACATTATTATGTGAAACTAAATTTCCACAAGGTGCTAATCTCAAATATACTTTAGATATGTCTGAATATGAAGATGGAACAAAAATAATTTATTGGGCTGCAAATAATGATAAAGATAGTCTTAAAATTATAGAAGACCCATATACTGCATACAAAGATTTTAATAATGTAGGTGTATCAATAGTTAAAAATGGAAAGGCAGAAGTTCGTATATTATGCCCTAATAAATATAAGGTTAAAAAAGTTTTTGATAAAATATTAGAAAGACATTTTCATTATAGAATAATATTTAAAGATAATGGTTTTTTAAGTCCTGTAATGACTATAAATATTAAATGTTAAAAAATAAATATTATGTTAATATAATACTATAATTATAATACTTTAATAATATCTTAGCATACTCGTCTGCTATATATTTTTCTATATTATTAAACGAATCTAATTTTGTATTATAGTAATCTAAACTATTAAACATTACAACCATTATACTTAATTTTTTGTAATTTTCTATTATATTTTCCATTATTGTACTATTAATTTCATTATCTCTTTTTATTTCATTCATAATATTAGATATAATATTATTATATGCTCTTAATATAATATTATCGTTTTCATTATATAATATATATATATATTTGTTATTAATTGCGTTATATAATTGCATATCATAAAAATATATTTTTTTTTTCTTTAAATGTGGTATAATATTGTTATACCAATATTTACATACTAAAGCGTTCTTATAATCATAATTAATTTTAATTGATGTAAAAAAAAGATCAATATATATCATTATATATATTTATATTATATCTGTTATATATTTGTGAATTTCGCGAATATTAGATGATGCTACTATTTTTTTATTATCATAGTAACTAATATATGAAGCCCATAAACTATCCATACTATAATCTTTTTTATTTGTAATTATTATATTTTTAAACATAGACATAACAATAAAATTAATCTCGTAATTATATTTTTGGTTGCTAGGAAAATAATAAAACTTAAAAATATTATCAATATTAATATCATTTATAATAATTTTTGCCCAAGTAATATCATCTGTAATTACTGCTATATTTTTAATATTATAATTATGGTTCATAATAGCTAATGCATTAATATAATAATCAATATCTTCTTCAATATCTTCCATAATATGTAATACGCATACTTCATCATCGTTAGTATTATTTCCAAAATAATTTAGCATATCTCGATATTTATAATAGGCTTCGTACATTAAATCTTCATTTGAATATACTAAATCTATAATCTTTTTTCCGATTGTGTTATTTATATTTTTAAAACTATATAATTTATTCAATTTATCTAAATTTTCTGGAATTTTACTACAAATCTCAATATTTAAAGGAACAGAATAATTAACTACGTTTTCATCATATATATCTTCAGAACTAATCTTGTTAAATTTAATCATATTAAATTTTTTATCATCCAATATATTAAAAAGTCCTTTAAATAGGCTTTTGTAATAAAGATTATTATTATCGTGAAAAACTATTTTACGTTTAATAGATTTATTAGATATTAATATATTTATAAGATATGCTAATTTAAATAATTGTCTTCCTATATTTTTATCATTTTCTATAGATATATAGCATTGATTTCGCGATGTTTTATTCATAATTATTATAATTATATTGTTTATTCTTTAAACCATGATATTTATATTCCTGAAAGTGTAAAATGGCGCGCTTAATATAATTTTTATCTGTTTTATATAGGAAAAAAAAGGGTTCAAGATATCTTCATCGCATACTTAGAAAAAATAAAAATATATAATATAAATTACTCTCTTATAATATAAATTATTCAATTATACAAGATTTTTCTTTAGCTTTTGAAGATAATTAAGCATATTATTATTATAATATATATCAGTAGGACGAGGAATACCTGTGAAATCATAGTTTCCTTGAAGAACATCAACACAAGCATTCCAAAGCATTGAATACTTTTCATCGTTATTGGTATATATAAGACCTCCTTCAATCATAGGGTTTTTGACACGTCCCTCATTATCAGCGCCATCCCTTTTAATCTCATCCAACCATTGGATATACACAGGGCGATTTTTATAAACAGCCTTATAAATTTCCATTTTAGTAGCATAATTCGTCATTACTAGGTTTGTGCTTGTGCTGTCTGCTTGCTGTTTGCTTTGCTGTCTGCTTTGCTGTTTGCTTTGCTGTTTGCTTTGCTGTCTGCTTGCTGTCTGCTTGCTGTCTGCTTTGTGATAATATAGATTGAAATATATTATAGTCAAATTTTTAAAATAAATCTAAATAATAGAGCAAATTTATACTATATAAGAGACACTAAGATATTTATATTTTTACAATTTAAAATTTGAGTACATCTTTCTGTTTTTTCAAAAATTTCAAAAAGATTTTTAGAAATTTCAAAATAAATCAAGAGATGTACTCAAATTTTAATTTTCAATTTTTAGAAAAATCTGGTCTCTTTTTATATACAAAAACATATCATATAAAAAAAATAATTACATACATATACATAGATAAATTTATACAAATTGTTAAATATATCTTAAATAGTATTCGTATATTTATAATTAAGTTTATCATTTAACATAAGATAGTTGGGATGTAAACGAGATACTTATATAAAAATAAAAATAAGGCGTTTTAGCGTATAAAAGCATATCTCAAAAAATTATTATACTAAATTCATAAAAACTAAGAGCATTCTAATAATTTTTTATTTTTTTTTAGTTTTTTTGAGAGGTCGTTTATTACCACCTCTAGGTATCATATATGTTAAAGGATTTTCTTTACCATTATTTAAATTTATTAATATAATATATAACCACATAGATAAACATACTACTTCACATAACTTATTGCTCTTTTCTACTAATAAATTATATTTCCTTCCGAATGCAATATTGTTTTGAAATGGTCTTAATATTTTTTTAGCAGTATTAACAGATTTAACACTCAATGAATTAACTACTGCAAATAATTTATTTTTAAGAGAACCATCTTGTATAGTTGCAACAGGATGGTCAAACATATCTACCTCTGATGCATTCTGTATTAAGTCTAACATTTCTACATCATCATTTAAACCAATGTTATTTTGAATATTTGCTAATTTATTATATAATGAACTAAAATTTTTAAAGGATTTATCTAGTAAATTATTCTTACTTTCTTCGTCAATATTTTTAAAATAGTTCGTAATATAAGGAACTGCAGTTAAATTAATTATAGCGCATATTGGCGCAATCATTTGCAGATATGTTACGACCCTTTTTATAAAATTAACACTTTTTTTAACACTCATTTCTTTAAAGAATTGTAAAGTATCTTCATCATCCCCACAAATTGAAATAATATTATTTTTCATTTTATCAAAATCTTCTGTTGACATATTGTCACCATCTACTAATTTTAAGTTAAACTCTAACTTTTTAACATCACATTGTAATTTTTTTACAATATCACGAAGATTATCAGTCGATACATTCAAATGAGAAGCATGCGGTGAAGCATGTGGTGAAGCATGTGGTGAAGCATGTGGTGAAGCATGTGGTGAAGCATGTGGTGAAACTCTTCGTAAAGTTTCTCTAGATCTTGGAACTACATTGCGTGTTCTTGGAACTACATCACGTGTTCCTGGATTTATTACACGCATTCTTGCATATGGGCTATATGACATTATCTATTATAATAATATAATTTTATTTAATGTGTATTTTAACTTGATTTTATTTTTTTGATTTTATTTACTGATTTTAATTCTTTTATTTTTGTCAATAAAACATTAAAAAATATATATATAAAAAAATAAAATAATACCTTTCTATATTCAATTGATTTATATTTTACAAATATATTTATAACTTTTTGTAATATGGTATTATTCTCTTTATAATTAATATATTTCTTTTCTCCTCCAGTCATTAAGGTCTTTTTATGATTATCAAAAATAATATTATTTAATTCAGTTATAAAATCGGCATTTTTATTAGCTTCAATTTTTTGAATACAAATATAAAACATAAGCAATGATAATTGAAAACTAGCTAAAATTATAATGTTTATTTGATTATTAAAATACGATATATTTCCTAAAAAAGAACTTATTTCAATTATCAATTTTATCAATTTAATTATTGTAAAGTCTATTTTGTTTATAATAATATCAAATATTTTTTTATCTATCTTCTTAATTCTTGAAATAGCACTAGGACTTGTGTTTGAATGAGAACTCTGAGTGTTAGGAGATTGCGATACTTGCTGAACTTGAGAAGCAGTAGTAATTAAATTTAAGTGTCTATTATTTTGAACAATACTCGTGCGGTCCGAGCGGGTTGAGCGATTCGTGTGGGAAGAAGCAGGAAGAGGTGGAGCAGAGGGAACCGGATAGGGATATCCGTCAGAAGTTAGTAAGATGCCTACTGAAGGAGCAGAGAGAACAGGGTTGGAATATCTGGAAGAAGTAGGGAGAGGTGGAGCACGGGGAACACTATTGTTGTGTCCTTCGTCTACTCGTTGTTTATTATTAAATAATCTTAATAAATTAAATTTTTGTCCTGAATTATATGCCTTTAATAGTTCTTCTTGTTTTTTAAATTTTTTCCTTCTTTTTTCTTCTTCTCTTAATTGTTGAGGACTTAATTCTTGAGGACCCTGTTGCGGTGGTAATGTTGTAGGAATATTTATGGTAGGGGTTAAACCCGTAAGACCTTGTACGAAACCCTTAATTTTTCTTAAACTACCACCTCCATTAATTTTCATTTTTTTCTGCAATGTCTTAATATATACTGATAACAACACAAATTCTCCTTTGCTCTTTACATATTCACGTTTGCCTGTTGGTTTCATATAGATATATTTCTTTTTACCATTTATAATATCTCTTCTAATTTTTTTATAATCTACTATTTTATTCATATTTCTATATTATAAACATAATTTTAAATTATTTTTAATATATATATTACTATTGCAGAGATTCATGTTGTTCTTTTAGAGGTCATCAAATTAATTTTAATAATATGGCATATTTGTGCGTGGTGGTGGGGCAAAACTCAAACAGACCGATCAGTCCACGAGATCTGCTCGGATCGCGTGGTTTGAGAGAGAAAATGCAGAATGGGATGAACGCACGTTGATGCAAACTAGTATGCTGTGTACAGAGGGATAGTTGCTCATATGGGAAGAAACAGAAAGAGGTTAAACAGGAATAGGTTAAACAGGAATAGGTTAAACAGGAATAGGTTAAACAGGAATAGGTTAAACAGGAATAGGTTGTTCATGAAGAGGTAGATTAGAGGAATCCAAGTAGGGATATTCGCTAGATGTTGTAAAAGCAATTGGATGTTGACTGATATATCATAAATCTGACAATGCAACATTATTGTTGACACTGACACCATATGGAACAATCAATTAACTATCTTCAATATTTTATTTTACGTGTCATTCGACTACTAGTCAACGCTTAAAAAAATAAAATTGTCACCATAAGCAAAATGCGTTTAGTTGTTTTTTTGTTTTTTTTAATTTTTTTCTAATTTGTTAAAATAGTTAACATCTTATTCTCTTAATTGTTGAGGAACAAGTTATTAAGTTAATACTTTAGGAGTTTCTATAGTTCGATTAAACATGTAAGACTTCAAATGAAACCCTCAATTTTTCTTAAACTACAACCTCCTTTAATTTTCATTTTTTTTTGCAATGCCTTAATATATACTGATAACAACACAAATTCTCCTTTGCTATTTACATATTTGCGCAAGGGAGTTAATTAATATTATATTTTTATAATAAATCATATTTATTAGATGAATATTGGATGAATAATTATACATATATAGCATTTATTATATCTTTTATATGGGGTATTTCTCCCGTATTGTTTAAATTTATTCTTCAAAAAAATATACCTTTGTATATTATAATATTTATTCAGGCATGTGTTTATTTAGTTTCTAGTTTAATATATATAATCATTTATAAACAAAATAATATACAAGATGATTTATATACACATATAAAATATATACCAATTGTTATAATTATATCATTTTTTTCAATATATGTTGCAAATTTTTTGTATCTTTTTGCATTAGAAAATAAAGCAAATGTTAATATAATGTCCTTAATAGTAGCATTGGCTCCTATAATAACAATAATAGCATCTTTTTTTATATTAAAGGAAACATTATCAATTAAAGTATTAACTGGTTTTTTATTAATAATTATTGGTTTGATATTTGTATTTTTACCATCATAGATAGTATATATTATTATATATTATGAATTGCTGCTAGCAGTTATTCTAATAGTATTTTTATCAAAATCATTACTTCTCATTTTTCTAATAAATAACAATTTATTTACAGGACATTCGGACACTTTTTTCTGTAATTTAAAGTTTGCAGACAACGCTATTTTTGCCATTATATTTCCTTCGTATGTCATTAATGATATATATTTTTTATTATTAGGACATAATAATATTGCATAATCTAATAATATTTTACCTAACTTTCTTCCTCTCATATTTTTATCTATATAAACTTCTTGAATATAAAATGTATCTTGTTTAGTGTTTCCACTATGACTACTATTACTATCAATATTAAATAAACGTGATTTTTTTATTATTAAAAATCCTACCATTAAATCATATGCATACAATCCATATATTTGATGTTTTAATATATAATCATCCACGCTAGATATAATACTTTCTTTTGTATATGTATCTTTAGTATCTTTTTTATAATTATAATATTGTAAATACGCCATTAGTTTATCTTTATTAACATTTAATACTTGTTTAATTGTTATCTTTGTATTATTTGCATCACTATACTCCTTGATACTTTTGTTATATTTTCTCATAATATCATTAAATTCAATTCTACGTTCTTCAAGAATACTATTAGACCTGTTTATTGATATTAAATTTTTAAGTAAATTTACAGAATTATTATCAATAAATAGTTTAAGTTTTTCAAAATATAATTCTTTTTTAAGATTGACATCTTTTGGAAAAGATTTTATATCTAAATATAATAATAAATGGTCAGGTATTCTAGTAACATATTTAAGTTTAGTTTTAAATTTGTCTAAATTTTTACTATCTAATATCATATCTGTTAATGGTTCTCTGTAGGTATTATTAGTTTTACTCATAATTCTAATTTAATAATATAATTTAAATTTATGAACCATTGTAAGCATATAGATATGTTAAATAGTATTTACTATTATCTATTACTTTTAATTTTTCCATATTAAGAGAATATTTATTATCATTACAAAAACCCAAAATATTTTCAAATAACATAATATCATCATCAATACCATTATAAGGATTTGCAAAAATATTCAGTAATTTAAATCTACCATTTGCTACTCTTCCCAATAAACATATATAATTTAAATCACCATCTTTATTATAAATGCCTATGATAATATTTGGTGAAGAAAATCTATTTTTATTTAACCATATAGTATCTTTTATAATTTTATCATGATACTCTTCCTTATCTTTAGACCATTTATAAAATGTACTATATACATTATTATAGTTTAATAAGCAAACATTTCCATTATTATAATTTCCATATTTATATATGCTATGTGGACCTATATTAATAGGATACGAATAACAAAGTAATGATATATTTAAGATATGTATAAATATTAAATATACATTTGTTAAAAACCTTTTCATATATTATTGTATTATTATATATTATATTTATATAATTAATATATATAATTCATATATG